TGATGTTCCACTTCATTTAATATTTGAAAGTCATATTTTTTACAAATATCTTTCATCATAATTTTTAATAAATGGCAATTGTTTAATAATTCTCTATTTTTAATACATTTTAAATCACATACCATATGCTTTCCAGCTGATTCATAATTATTAAACATATTGTAAGTATAATATTATACTTGTAATATACTTATATTATTTTAATTATTATTATTATTATTATTATTATTTTTTACCTTTCTTTTTCTTTTTTGCATCTGTACTATTTTTCGTAGGTCGAGGTGTTCTCTCTACCGGTTCTCCAGAACTAAAAATTTTAATTAATTCTTCTTCTGATAATAAGGGTTGTGGTGCTGCAGGTTGTGTCATTGTGGCAAGTTGTTCAGCTAGTTTGGCTTTTTTATTCGCCTCCGCTTTTGCCAGAATTCTTTCCTTTGTTTTTGCCAATTTCATACTTTTATTTAATTTTGCTTCCATAGCTCCTACATCAACCTTTCCTCCCAAACCTGCCAATCCAGATAAACCATTTATATCACCCATACCCATTTTACTTAACATGGATTGAATATTACCCATTCCTGGCATATTTTTCATTCGATTCATTATATCCGTTGCTTCAGCAATTAATTCACTTTCTTTAAGGTCTCCTGATTTAAGTCTTGAGTCTAATTTATCACCTACTGTTTTAACAAGTCCCATTAATTTAGTCGGATTTTGTACTAAATTATTAAATACATCTTTCATATCGGTAATATTTTCCATATCCATATTCAAATTAGCGGCTGTTTCTTCTGCAATTTCTCTTGCGAGCTTTCCTAATTTACCGTCTAGCATACTTGTTATATGTTCGTGAATATCACTTGCATTCGGTACATCCTTCATATTAAACCCAGAACCTAGGTTTTCCGCTCCTTCAGATAAATTACCACTAAAATCAAATATAGATTGCATATGTTTCATAGTTTCTTCCAATTTGGTTTTAAATTCGTCTTGATTTATTGCTTCAAACATTTTTGCGGTATCACCAAATGCCTCTTTATTATTTAAAGTGCCTATAATGGAAAATAATATTAATTGTAGATATTTCCATATGGTTTCACGAGTTTTTTCTGTAATCTCACATTGCCATAAACCTTTGAAATGAATTTGTGGTAAAAATTCCGTATCTACATCTGAATCTTCACTAAAGATATCAAGGTTTTGATACAATATATCAAAAAATCTTGGAGGTAATTTTTTCTGACAAAAATTAAACAAAGTCTCGATACATTTAGTTTCTGACTTTTCGAAGGCCATTATTCTCTCTTCTTCATCATCTATGTAATTAAATTGTTCTATTGTTTTCCACCATTTATTAATTAATGGATCATATTCCGGAAATGTTACTTTCAAATCACCGACAAAATCTTTAATTACTTTCTTAAATTCATCAGGAACTACTTTCGTTTCTTCTGTCATTTTTTAATTAATTAATAGATAATATATTTAAATTAAACTTATTCAAATATATATTTCATAAGTTTAACTATTAAATTAAAAAGAAAGTACTATAATAAAATAATATAAATTTATAGTAATTTATCCTTCACATAATTCAGCAAGCTTTGTTAGATTTTGAATATATTTCATTGTTTTTGATTGGTTATCAGGATTCATCTGTTTAATTGGTTGCCGTAATCTATTAATTGACTCCATAATTTTATCAGAATTAGCAGCAGATGCTACATCACTAGAATAATCTTTATTAATAAAAAAATCTATATTACCAGCTTCTATTTCCGATTTATATTTTCCAACAATAAAGGTATTCCAAATTTTTACAATCATTTTTGGATTAGCTTTTCTTACAAGCTGTAATGCATTTTTTGCTGTTAAAATATCCGCATCGTCTGGAAATACACTGTGAATATCATTAATAAAATCAAAAAAATGCTCGTTAAATGCTGTAAGAATATTATTAGACATTTAGTTATGTTAACTTTATATTTTTAAATTACTTTTCAATATATATATATTAAAAACTCATTGGTGGTTTATTTCCGGTTATTTTTTGTAAATCCGCTTCTCTTTGCGCTTGTATTTGTGACATTAAATCTTTAGAACCATCTTCTGCAATACGATTCACACCTTTATAATTTTGTTCATCCGAGGGTGTTTCAATTGTCATATTATTATTATTATTTAAATCTACATAATTGTGCATTTGTCTCATACCACCGTTACCAGTTGCCTTCAAGTCTTCCTCATTTTGGTCTAAAAAACTATATTGGTCAGACACAATATCTCCAAAACTGCTACCTCCCCCACCAAAAGAAAACGCCATTGGTTCCATATTATTTTGGGTCGCTTTCCTAACTTCTTGCTCTTGTTTGGGCTTTAAATGGTGCAAAATTTGCTCGCCATATAGCACAGTATATCCTTGTGTTAGTAGTAATAATGCAGGCACTCTTGTAATACTATCTGGCATAATAATGTTTTGTCCGTTTTCTAAAACAATAAATGTTTTATTATTTGAATCTTTTACTCTTTTATCTATACATATAAAATGTATTTCTTTTTGATAATTTGTCTTTGATAAGATTTGTAAATATTTCTTAGAAATTTCACAGTATTTACTATAATATAAAATACAACTCATCTTAATCTATACTTATTTTATTGAAATTAATATTTAACTCATTTTTAAAAAAAAATGATTTAATTTTATAATTTAAATATAAAGTAATATTAAATAAAATGAATCCCCAAGTACAACTTTTATCTAATGATGATATGCTTCAATTTAATCTTAAAGGAGTAAATGTTAGTATAGCTAATGCAATTAGACGAACTATGCTATCAGATATACCTTTAATTGTATTTAGAACTACACCAAATGATAAAAATAAAGTTAATATACTAAAAAATACTAGTCGATTAAATAATGAGATAATAAAACAACGACTTAGTTGTATTCCTATTCATATAAGTGATTATGAAAATTTCCCTTATAAAAACTATACTATGGAGGTTAATGTAGAAAATAATACAAATACAACTATATATGTTACAACAAAAGATTTCACAATTAAAGATAATATAACTGGAAAACTTTTAAGTGAATCTGAAATGAGAGAAATATTTCCGGCAAATGATTATACTGGAGACTATATAGATTTTATTCGTTTACGCCCTAAAATATCGGATGATTTACCAGGGGAAAAAATACATATTATATCTGAATTTGATATTGGAACCGCTAAGGAAGATGGAATGTTTAATGCTGTTTCTACTTGTTCCTATGGTTTTACAGTTGATACTGTAGCTCAGGATGCAGAATTAGAAAAGAAAAAACAAACTTGGAAAGACGAAGGCAAAACAAAAGATGAAATCGAATTTGAGGTTAGTAATTGGAAATTGCTAGATGGCAAACGAATTACAATGAAAGATAGTTTTGACTTTGTTGTAGAGTCTGTCGGTGCATATACAAATTATGAAATTGTAGATAAAGCTTGTGAAATTCTAATTAAAAAATTCGAAGAAACAGATGATTTAATTGAAAAAGACGAATTAGAAATTAAAAATTCAGAAAATACAATGCATAATTGTTTTGATATTATTCTGGAAAATGAAGATTATACCATTGGAAAAGTATTGGAGTATTTCTTATATACAAAATATTATGAGACTAAAATGATGACATTTTGTGGTTTCAAAAAAATGCATCCGCACGATGATTATAGCATTATTAGAGTTGCATATACTGACCCTGTTGAAAAAACTACTATCAAAGGTCATTTAAAAGAATGCATAAATGATTCTAAATTAATTTTTGGGAAAATTAAAAAAGATGTTTTACAGTTTTATAAAAAATAAAAGAACAAAAGAATAAAAGAACAATAAATTACAAAACGATTTATAAATAATAATACAACACAAATTTTTATATTTTTTATCTAATCATCATAATCATATCTATCAAAACGTCTACTACATAAAAATTTGTCCACATTTGAATTTATACAAGCTTCTTTCCTATCTATAGAATCCATACTATAATTATCATAGTCAGATTCATATTCATAATCATATTCAGAATCATATTCTATATATACATAATCATTTCTATTTTTTATAATTGTATTATGTAATATTTCCTCTTTTAATTTTAACCACATATCCATATCTGGTATTTCCATATATTCTTCTATTCCTTTATAACGTGCAACACAAGATTTGAATCTATTTTCAAGAATAAATCTATATTCTGATAAATTATCAATTAAATTCATTTTAATTATTACTATATTTTATCATTATTAAAATATTTAATAAAGTATTCAATTTTTTATTTTAATAATAAATAATAAAAAAATTGATTCGTTTTATTTGAATATAAGTAAATAAATATAATAAATAATAACAGATATTACTAATTAATTTATCAAAAATGGGCGCTTCTGGAAGCATTACCAATTATATTTATATATCTTATGATTTAAGGTTAAAAACAAATGAAGACATTAAACATATTTGTAGTGAATTGGAAGAAGATGGAATTATTACAATACATAGTGAATTAGCTTGTGAACATTCAAGCCATTTACCTTTATCCGAAAAATTGACAAATGTAGAATCAATAGTCTCTCGATCACGATGTTTAATAATATTTATTTCAGAAGACACATTGAAATCTCCATTTCAAATGATAGAAATGAATAATATTATTTTCACTACAAAAAATATTATTTATATTATGATGGATGAAAAATACACACCTATAAATACGCCATATTTACAACTTTTAGTAAGAAATAACAAATGGTTTTCATTAAATGATAAAAATTTAATGGAAAATATTATAAAAAATATAAAAACTTAAATATGATTTCATTTAATTTGATTCATTTGCAGTAATAAAATCTATATTTCTTTTTCTCATTTGAAAATTAAGAGTAAACATTAAAATAGAAGGATGTAAATTATTAACATAGTTACACACTATTGTACTTGTTATAAACATTTTTTTCTCTCTTAGCTCATTAATATATTTTTGATGTAAATGAAACATATGAGTTCTATATTGTTCAGAAAATTCTATTAATGGTTTCTCTTTTTTGATATAACAAGAAATATAATTTGAAACCAACGTATTTGTGAATAAATGAACTTGGTCTCTAAATGAAGAAAATTCTTTTTTATTTTCAGGATAAAACTTTAAAAAATCTTTCACTTTTCCTTCTTTTCTTAAAGATAAATATTGATATTGTAGTTTTGGCTGATTACCACGTAAATTTCTAACCTGTTCATAGACTGGATTGCGAATTTTACATCTTTCACCAGTAACATAATTATATAGTACTACACCTAATATGTTATATGATGTATTCATAGAAGCATACTTTTCAATTAGTTCAGAATAATTTTCAAATGAATAAATATCGGGAAATTTAATAGTTGAATTTTGCCAATCTAAGTTTCTAATAGTAATATTATCGATTGAATTTATAATTATGTTATTTTTATCACTATTATCAATATGATACATTGCGACTAAATATAATTGTGATTCGTGAAATGGTACTACAATTCGGTTATCTGGATGTTGCAAGACAAAACTATAACAATATTTGGGATTTAGTCTTTCTAAAACCAAATTATTTTTTTTGGCCGCTTCTAAAAACATTTCACGAAAGGTTTTAGTCTTTGACGACTTATAAAAACTAGAATTTGCACCTACTGTATTTCGTGTAGCAATCTCCCATCCACCAGTTAATCCAATTTTATTATTCCAAAAAACATTAATCATCGTACCTTCAACAAATTCTTGTGCAATAATATTATCCTTATTTTCAGAATATTTCAAGATAAAACGGTCTGACGGTATTGATTTAGGTGGTGCAAATGAAACAACATCGTTATCACTATTTAATATTATAGACCTACATAACCCGTATGTTTCAATAAGGTCAACATTTAAAAATTCTTTATCATATCTAACAACAGTATAGGATGATCCATCGTGTAAATTAGTTGACGCACATTTCAGTTTATTTAATTTTAGTATATTCAAGCTATTTTCTCCTTTATTAACTATACTATTAAATTCTGGTATTAATGATAAATTAGCACATAAAATATTATTATTCATTCTTCAATTTATTATTATAATAATATTGTCTTTAAACTATATTTTATTATTGATTTTTACTTAAGCATAAAAATTTCTATCATAAATATAGAAACAAATGTCATTAAAATCAGAAAGTGAAAATAATCCTGCAAAAAATCTTGGAAAAGATGATACTGAAATTGAGTTACAGTTGGGTGATATAATTCAAATAACAAATCCATCAAATGAAATAATAAATGAACAGATATTTTTAATTGATTATATCGATAAATCAAAAACTTATCTTATAAATACAGATAGTCTCGAAAAAATAAAACTTAAAATATCAGAAGATGGGATTATGGGTGATGGTAATATTAAACGTATTGCATTATTAAGCAGAAGTGATACACCTAGTTATGCTAAACAACATCAATTAATGCCAGATAAATGGATAAATATATATTTTGGTGGTGATTTTCCAATTATCATTACAGGTGAAATCACTAATTTAGAAGAAGATATGATTGAGGTTAAAACAATTGACGGTGACATAATATATTTAAATTTTGATTATAAAGGTATACCTGAAGATTTACCCATTGAAATGATAGAAATAAGAGATAAACCTCAAAAACCAATACTCGAGGAAGATAATGAACCATTTGAAGAAGAAAAAGATTTAGATTTAGATGTAGAAGATATTCCAGAGTTAAAGAGAGAACAAAAATTGTTAGGTACAGAAAATATTGAAATAAAAATACCAACTAAAAATATTAAAGATCAATTACGTGAGTTTATCCTTAAAGCAGACCAAATTAAGTTTGGTAATGAAGAATTAGGACCTATTGTTCAATATGTGGATGTGTCTAGTAAGTCACAAAGATATAGTGTTGAAACTCAAGTTACTGATTTATTAGACGACCTTTTATCGACTATTCCAAATAATCAAAGAACACCACGTGTACTTAATAATATACATATTATGATTGAAAGATTTAAACAACTTAGAACTAAATTCTCTCAATTTGACAAATATGGAAATGTTGAAAATATATTAATTAAAGAAGCGAACTACAAGCCCTTACTCGAATATTTTTTGAAATTTAAACAAAACCTATTTTGGATTTTACCTGTTATTAAAAATATTAAAAAGATTTATGATGTTACCAATGTTGATGAAGAAAATTCAGATATAATAGATATCGAATTTAGTAAGGATTTGGAAAAAATAAATGAATTAATGGATAATTACAAGTCTGATACTTTATCCAATAACAATAATAGATATGCTAGTTTATATTCTGATTTAAATCCATTTTTTACACCATTTGATTTAATAAGTGATGAATCAAGTAGTAGTGTCATTATTGAAAAAATGGTAGAAAATGATATCTCCGTAATTATTGATAATTTGGAAGATATGTATTCATCTATTTTCACTAATAACAACATAAGGTTAAGACGATTCGTTATTCAAAAGTATAACTTGGGTTTAACCAAATTAGATACAGTTGATTCTACCAGTAGCCGTTTGATTACAACAAGAGTTAAAATGACGAATCCTGATATTATGTCTATTAAATCCTTTGTTACCTTACCCGAACCAGTAATTCGTTTTTCAAAAATCAATCTTCCAGGTTCAAATATATTAGATAAGGCGAATTTGAATTTATCTTTTTTGAATTATTGGGAATTTTTAAGGAAAAAAACCACAAAAAATGATATTTTCATTGATAATTTAAATGACCAAATTGATTTTAATGAAAATAATTTCGTAAATAGTATTAAAAATTATGTACTTAATTTAAGTGATGATGAAATAAATGGAATTACTAAGGAAGAAATTTATAAAAAATTTGTCGAAACATTCATTCCAAAAACCAAAATATTATTTAATTTGATGAAAAAATATATAGTAGGAAAACTATCTATCGTTGAAGTAGTCAGTTACCTAGAGCCATTCTTAGTTTATCCCGATGATTTAACCTATATGCAATATGTGGATATCATTACATTTATTAATGAAAAAATATCACAATATAATAAAACCTTCATTGAAAAATCACGTTTATTTATGACACTAAGTAGGTTTCGAAATAAATCAATAATTGCTTCATCTGCGTTTTCACTAATTAATATTTTAACAACAAATAATAATATAAATTATGATGTATTTTATAATGGATATGATGTTGATACTAAAACCCTGATTTCAGAAAACCTTTTTACTGATTCTGAAATATTACGTAAATTATTAATAAAAGATTGCAGTAAATTATATACTACTGCACTATCTTTACAAAATATACCTTTGATGTTCCCAAATGATATATCATCTCTTATTAATAGCGAAAAAACGGAAATAGATAAAAATATTACCAAAGAGGATTCAGAAGACAAATGTAAAACAATGATTATTTCTAAAATGTATACATCAATGGATGCATTAAATGATGATAATAATAAAACGATATACTTTGATAAAAAATATGATAAAACAAATTATGGAGTATTGGATTCAGAATATGAAAAAGAACTCATACGTATGTCTCCTGAAGATTTGAAAAACTTTATTGTTACCGATTTAGTGAATAAAAAAAAATATTCTGAGGTTGATGCAGATTATTTCGCAAATACTCTACTTGATGGTCATAAAAAAGTAATTAATGGACAATATGCTCTCTTATACAAAGGTTATAATGAAAATATAAATGATGAAGTCGATTATTATGTTCGTAGAGAAGAAAAGTGGGTTCTCGATAAAGATATGTCTAATAAAGTTAATACAGACGAATCACTTATACTGTGCGATTTACAAGAAAAATGTATCAGTGTAGAAGATAATATAGATAGTAAATGTGAAAGCATTAAAGGTGATGAATTAACAATCCAATCTAATTTATTGAAAAGTGTAATAAATGAGTTTGATACACGATATAAAATCTCCAAAGAAGAATTTTCAAAACAAGTTAAAGCAAAATATGATTATTTAATAGATAATATAGGTATACTAACAAAATTAGAAACGACAAATCTATTAAAATTTAATAATCAAAAATATAAATTAGGTATCAGTACGGAGAATGATAATCACGTGAAAGAATTATCACCATATTCTCGATTAATGAATATAATTTTAGGACAAAATGATTTTGTCAAAAAACAAAATGATATAATTCGATTTGTAAATACTTATACAAGACCATATATTGAAACAAATACTAGCGAATATAATTATTGGTTGTACTGTTTGAAAACAGGGGTTCCTATATTACCTACATTCAAGTTCGATTTGGCAAATGCATATTTTTTAAATCCAGCTGGTTATCAGAACTATTTAGATATAGTTATTTCTAAAATCGGTAAATTAAGTGATGACGGTGATTATTGGACAGATAAAAATAGTGGATGGCCTATTTGTAGAATTGATTTTGATATTGAAGAAGGTTATGAAGGAGGGTTCAAATTAACAACACGAGGAGTTTTAGAAGATGATGCAGGTAATAAAATTACTTCTGCAGCTACAGAATCTGTAAAATACAACACACCTGAGATTCGAATGATAAATAATATTATTAATACAATGTCAATAGCTATGGGTATAAATATGGAAACACAAAAAGAATTAATTATTAATTGTGTATTATCATCTTTGAGGGATACTTTGGAATCAGAAGTCGATTATAAAGATAAAGTGAAAGAAATGGCACAAAAGGGTAAAAAAATTGCTTCTTATAAAGATTTCTATAATACGGCTGTATTGTATTATACACTAGGAATGTTTTTAATTGCAATTCAAACATCCATACCATCTATTAAAACAAGAAAAACACATCCAGGATGCATTCGATCATTTACGGGTTATCCTTTTGAAGGTGCTGGAGATTTATCAAGTTTAAAGTATGTTGGATGTGTGGCATATGATATTCGAGAATCTGGTGAACCGTGGAATGTATTAAAAGGGAAAAAAACCGACATTATAATAAATAAAATAAAGGGTTCTATTGATGATGTCCTATTAAATATACCCGACGTGAGAAGAAGGATAGATGAAAAAACTGAATATTTACTTACTAATGATGCATTAGATATTCCAGAAGAACATAGCATTGCTAACTGGTTTGGATTTCTCCCTCCATTAGTACCATTTAAAATCAAAAATCTTGCTAATATTTCAACTGAGTTTAAGAAAGCATTGACGAATGAATTACGTATTGGTTCTCTAAATCAAAGAGAGAAAATATCGGTAATCGAGTCTAAAATTATACAATTTTCTTTGGCAATTCAAGAGCATATAAGTGAAGTAGTTAAAAAACATAATTTACTATTACATACCTTGAATAATGAACCATATCTAGAAAATGCTTGTTGTGAAACTAAAAATGATATTACTACTATAGGTTATTTTTATAAACAAGACAATAATATAGAAGAATATAATATCACGGTAAATCAATTAGGTAACATATTAAATGATATTATTTATTATTCTAAAAGTGGGTTGTTTTACAGTAGAATAAATACAAAAAATAAATATCCGCCTATTAGTAATGAATTTAATGAAAAAACTATCTATTTAGCTTTTATATATTATTGTAAATTCAAATCTTTGATGCCAATACCGGAAGATCTTATTCCATTATGTACAGATAAACCAGATATAACATTAATCAACCCAAATGATTCAATTGATAGAATTATACAAAAATTAAAGGATGACGGACGACATTATTCATACGAACAATTTTTAAGGTTGATTCAATTGGTTGCAAGACATAATATTATTGATACACATTTTAATAGTAATGAAATATCGTCTATTACAAAACTGAAAGACTTATTAGAAAATATTGACATTGATAATGATGAAGTAGTAGAACGTTCATTACTTACATTAATAGGTAATGCATTAGATACATTTGATATTGCATCTGAAGAAACTACAAAAGAAATTAAATTGTTGAATAATTTTTTGATAACTAATATCACTTCTATGAAAGAGGAAATTATTGACTTTATTAAAAGTAATGCAGGAACAGATGTAACTAATAATTCTATTAAAAAAACTATACAATATATAAATAAGATTTCTGTATGGGTCGCAGATACATCAATATATAATGAAAGTGATAAAATATCAAATGATAAAATGTACAATATCATAAATTTCTACAAATCATTCATTGATAATTTTGTAAATATATTTCCAAATATAATATTAAATAAAGTTAACTATAATGATGTGTCTATACCAAATTATTGGGGGTTTTCAAAAAATCACGGTAAAAAATTGAAAAAATCAGTTAAAGAATATTATCAAAGTTTATCCAGTTTATATGGTGTACCTGCTATATTAAGAACTCTACAAACTATACAAAGCACTAGCAAAAATTTAGTAAAATTATCAAAAGATACACCTTGTTTTTCAACTATTAAAAATGGCGATAAAGTCTTAAAACCAGTTTTTGATGAAAGGACTAGCAGGTTTTTATTTGAATATTATCTATTACGAATATTAATAAATTACATTGAATTATCGGATGATAGTGATATGATTGTTAATGAAACAATAAATCAAAGTGAATTGTCTGATTTAGTAACGGTTGATTATTTAGAAGAGAGTGAAACTAGAATAGATTTAACAGTGTCTGCACAAAATGTTACAAATAGACAATTATTGACAGGAAATAAAAAGGATTTAAAACAAAGAGTATGCCAATTATTAATAGCCTTTATAGAAATTATGAATAGTCAAAAAGAAACAGTTGATACATCATATGATGAAATTCAAGACAGAGTTTTTAAATTAAGGGAAAGAGAGAAAGATATGGTTACTGATAGATTAAAAAGATTAACTGATGAAGACAGAGATGTAGATACTATACTTAAGATAAATAAATTGAATCAATATAGTAAAGGATTACAAAAAGGGTTAACAACATTAGACAAAGACTTTTATGATGAAGAGAGAGAATTTAGAGATGAAATGGTAAAAGCAGAAAAAAATATAAAGAAAAAGAATAATAATGTTACAGATGATAATATTGAACAATTAATGGATGATTATTTTGAACAAAATGAAGTTGAACAAGAGATAGAGAGAGAAGACAATGATATGGAATATATGAATGATGATTATTATGATGGTAATACTGATGGTTTTGGTGCACCAGAAGAAGAATATGAAGATTATGAGGATTTTAATTAATCATAAAATACAAAATAATTTTAGACAAATATAATTATAAAAAATTGTTTATAATTATATATAAGATGTATAGAAAGTATATAAGAGAAAATATTACACTATTTGCTATCATATTATTCATTATAATTTTTGGTTTCATTCAGATAATAAAACCTGCATGTTTTTATAATAAAGATGGAAGTATTAGAGAATTTGGTATAGGATATAAAAATAAGACAATATTGCCTATTTGGTTATTATCTATTGTTTTAGGAATATTATGTTATTTATTTATTATGTATTACATATCTTACCCAAAAATATTTTAATTCATAATAATTATAAATAATAAATTATTTATCTTTTTCGCTCTCTCTATTTATCCTTTTGATATTATAATTTGTATTTTCTATAATTGTTTTTCTTCTTTGTACAACTTGTTTGTTTTTATTTTCCTTGCTAACTAAATCATATATTTTATTATTGGTAGCAATATTATCATTATCATTATTATTATCATTATCATTATTATTATTATTCTGATTAAATAATTCTTCTATTAATTTGTCTTCAGACTCTTCTATCTTTTTTCTCTCTTCTAATTTTTCAAGTTCTTTTTTGTTTGGAACAAATTCATCATAAATATTATTTTCCAAATTCTCAAACATTCAATATATATAATTTTATATATAAGTATTTAAATAATTATATATATAATTTCTAACTTTTCACTTTTTATGTCAGTGTATAAGTAGAACTAGTTGCTTGTTCTTGTTTTTGTTTTGCAGCTGTTTCGCTATCTACAAATTTCTGGTAATTTTGTTCCATTGTTTTTGGATTACTTGCACATCCTCTTGTAGTAATATTCAATTGAACAATAGATGTTAATAGTAATCCAGTATACATAAACCATAATGCTTCCCCAATATTATCTCTTGTTACAACCAATTCAAATAAATTATTTCTTATATCTGTATTATCCCCAATTCTATATTTTTCTTTCATTAACGGAGTAAGTATATTCCAATATTCAACAAAATTAGACGGTACTATTTGATTAATTAGTATAGATGTATTACCACATATTTTTATAATTGCATCTGCGGCGCCTTCTAATGCTTCTTTCTTTTCTGTAGTCAACTCAGTATCTTTATCCATTTGTTTTTGTACATCTTTATCAATTAATAAATCTGTAAGAACTTTAGTTGCTGAACTAGAAACATAGTAATAACCAATAACATCTGAAAATGCACTTTTAAAACCAGGATAAATAATAAGTATTGCTATTATAACTCCAAAAATAAATGTCCAAGGTATAAATGTTAACAACCCAGCTGCTCCCATATTTTCAGTAATATTTCCTCCGCAATTAGTTGTAATTATAGAAGCATTTATAATAAATTGTGTTACAATAACTAATAAAAAATAAACAGCTAAATACACGTGACTATTACTAGTATAACTCTTATATTTTTCTAGGTTAGTTAATATATCATAAGTCAGGGTTGGTTTTATTGCCATATAGTAAAATAATGTAGTTAATAGAAATGTCACAATATTTAAGTAAGAACTAGTCATATAGATAATATGTATAAATTATTTTATATTTTTAACTATAATTATAAATGGTTTTCGATGATTTTTCTAACCAAGGTTGGGCTTCGCCTAAACCAGCACTTACAGAACCAGGTGTTAAATATTTTTTAAATCAAACTCTAAAACAATGCCATATCATAAGAAATAAATTTCATAATACAATTTTTAATATAGGTTTATTATTTGCATTTCTACTTGTTTTAGGATTAATACTTTTATATAAATATAAAGGTAAACTTAGTCCGGTTGAATTAGAAGAGAAAAATAAAGAAAAACAACAATATATATTGTCAAAAATTAAAAATTTCCAAGAAGCTAAGCGCATTGCTCATCAAGAATTAATTACTGGTTTACCCGCTTGGGAAAGTGAATATGATATTATACATTCCAAAAATATGCATTAAATAAAATATACAAATAATTTTATAAGATATAAATATATAATGGAAGAACCAAATGAATCTGTAGAAAATGCTTATAATGAATACTATAAACTAAAAAATAAATATGAAACAGAAATAATGAAAAATAAGAAAAAAATATTAAATAATCCATCTTTAAGTGCAAAAGAAAAACGTTCTGAATTTTTAAAATTAAAACCAAAATGTATAAACTGTAAAAGACCTGGGGGTACTATATTTTCAACAAAATATTATTCTGAAAATACAAAAAAAGGAGAAAATAACGATTTTATAGATGATTATAGACAACTATCTGCTAGATGTGGTATTATTGCAGACCCGTGTAATTTAAATATAAATATACATCTTGGTACTTATGAATTGCTGCCTGATATTCTAGAAAATATTGAAAAAGAAATCAAGGATAACAAAAATGAAATTATTGACAGTAAAAACAAACTTTTATTTGGTTATATTACAACTGAGACAGCTCTACAAAATTATGATTCAATTAAAGATTATGTTTCTCATTTTACTTCTTTATTAGAACAATATCTCAAAATTTATTTAGATATAACAGATAATCTACAAAAAAAACAATTGTTAAATGAGGATATAGAGAGAACATATGAAATTATTACAGAAATTAAACAATGTATAATCAGTTTTAATGAGTTAGAATCTACACAATATGTACGTGATGCTGTACATATTTATATTACTAATTTATTGCCTTTATTAAATAAAATATCAAATTTAAAATATAAACAAAATTTTGTTTATTATGATGAAGATTTGAATACTTATAATCTAATACAAAAAAAGTACAAGATTGAAAATTTAGAATATACATCATTTAATAATTCCATTGTTAGTTATGACGTTGGATTAAAAATCAAGAAGGATAAAAAAGCTGCATTAATTATAGTTGATTCTGATACCACATCTCTACCTACAATAATAGAACCAAATATCCAAACAAACCAAACAAACCAAACAAATGAAAATGACTCAATACCATTATCTAAGATTGAAGGAGTTTATAATGGAAATATCGTAACTTGGAATAATTCAAAATACCAAGAACTATGGGATAAATTACCTGAAAAATTTAAAAAGGCGCTTACTAATAATAGTGAATGGATGAATGAATTTATGTATAGTTGTATTATTGCAAAATCTGAAAATAAAAATTGCAGATTTGTTGCACCTAAAAATTTAATTGTACCTCCTGAACTATCAGAAAACAATGACTATAATTTTGGTCAAGGTAACGAAGCATATAATACTTTGTTTAATAATCTGGACAAAACATATCAAAATACATTATTAACACTATATTCAGAAAAGAATGGCGTAAAAAATTACTCAATGTTTATAGACACGTTAAATAAACTTTTAGCAAAAGACTTAGGATTTGAAAATGGATACTTTTGAAATAATTTATAGCATAAATATATATGTTATTCAATTATATTTCGCTACCTGTGTTTTTAATTAGTTTTGCAATTGGATTATTTTTTATTTATATATTAGGGCCCGAAATGAAAACTATATACATATATCCTAGTCCTGAAAATATTGATAAGGTTTTATTTAAAGATAAAGCTGATAACTGTTTTTATTTTGAAGAAGAGATTGTAGAATGCCCAAAAGATGCATCACAAATATCAACTATACCAATACAGGCATAGGTAATAATTAAATTATATAATTTATATAAAATATACAAATTATATAAATGGGATTAAATCTAGGAAAATTTGTACATACTGAAACAGGTAAATATTTAATGTCTATATTATTAGGCTTTGGATTAGCTTCTTTATTTAGAACAATATGTAAAGACCAAAATTGCTTAATTTTTCATGCGCCACCTTTAGATCATTTTAAAGATAAGGTTTATAAAAATAATGGAAAATGTGTTAAATATAATTCAGTTGCTACTAAATGTACTAATAACTCTAAAATATTGGATTTTGAATAGAATTTGAATAGAATTTGAATAGAATTTGAATATATAATTATACTAATTTGCGTAATTCTTATAATCAATCATTCTTTGTAATAATTATGAGTGAATCAACTAGTATTTTAGATTTACCCACTGATCCAATAGGTGGTGGAAATATAAGTAATAATATATCTTTAACTGCAACTGAAAATAACATAGTACAGCAATCAATATCATCTAATCAAATACCGTCTGCTAATAGTTTATCTTTAGACCAATCAACTATTAGTCAAATTGTTAATGGACTTCAACAAGCAAGTATTACAGGTATTACTCAACTATCTTCTAGAGATATTCCTATGAATACAACAAATATTAGCACTGACCCACAAATACAACCTAATTACGTTCCTGCACCTGTAAATAACATTGATTATATTAAAAATTATGATCAAACTTCTGATATTGTTCATAATTATGATACAAATATGTCAAGACAACATTCCATTGATGAAATGTATAATGAAATTCAAACACCATTGTTATTAGTTGTTTTATATTTTTTATTCCAACTACCATTTGTTAAAAAACACTTATATAGCTATTTCCCCGTACTCTTCTCGAAAGATGGCAATTTTAATATAAATGGTTTGTTATTTACAAGTATTTTATTCGGGTTATTATTTTATATTCTAAACAAAATAACACAACAATTTGCAGTTTTCTAAAATATATAATTAATAAACTTAAATAAACGATAAGATATTTATTAATTATAATAATGATGTTTAAATTTATTGATAATTTATATAATAATTATAATAATGTTACTAAAATGACATTGTTTAATTATATTAAAACTGGTAATACAGTGTTAGATGCTTTATTATCAACATTTTTTATGAGTTTTTTTGGACTTTTAATTAATTATTTATATGATAATTATAATTATAATAAAAGTTACACATTATTTAATATTCTTTTTATTTATGACATATTTTATACAAAAAATTGTATGATACTTGAAGGAACTAAAAGTTCTACTAATTGTAGATATACTAATACGCATTATGTATCATTTACATATAGTAAGCGTTTTAAAGCATTATGGAGTTATATTATTAAAAATATACATCAAACAAATACTATATATCAAATAAAAGAATCATATAGTACACTAAATCCTGAAATAAATAAAAAACAAGAAGAAGCTATTTTTATGGTATGTCAAAACAAAACATTTTCAATAGATAAAAATATTTTTATTACTAGTAATATAATTGAAGAAGATACTAGAAATGATAAAGATACAAATAATACAAAAACAGATAAAATAATAATATATATTTATAGCTATATATATCCACTAGATTATATCATTAAATACATTGATAATATAACAGATATATACTTAACAAATTTAAAAAATAGTAGAAATAATAAACTATTTATTTATCAATTAACAACGGTTAAATATGATGATAAAATAGAGAGATTACAATGTTGGTCCGAATACAATTTTGAAAGTGCACGAACGTTTCAAAATCTATTTTTTGAAGGGAAACAATCTTTAATTGAAAAAATCGATTTTTTTGTAAATAATCGCAAATGGTATTACGATAAGGGAATACCATATACATTAGGTATTGGATTATACGGCCCGCCTGGTACAGGTAAAACTTCATTTGTTAAAGCATTGGCAAATTATATAAAACGCCATTTAATTATTATATCACTCAAATTATTTAAAACAAAGAGGCAATTAGATGATTTCTATTTTGAATGTACCTACAATGATAAAAATGAATCTAATTCGATTTCATTCCAAAATAAAATAGTACTATTTGAAGATATCGATTGTATAGGTGATATTGTATTAAATAGAAACTTAAAAACATACAATACAAAATTACGTAAAAATAACCAAAACACTAGTATAGATAATAATAATAATAATAATAATATTAATATTAATAATATTAATAAAGTTTTACAGAATATGTGTGAATTAAAAGAAGATGGACCAAAAAATATTTTACTAGCTCCTGAAGATAATCCTATTACGCTTGATGATATACTAAATCTATGGGATGGAATTCGTGAGACACCAGGTAGAATACTAATTATTTCTTCCAATCATTATGATAAATTAGACCCGGCTTTGATTCGACCAGGTAGAATTGATATTACCCACGAACTTAATAATGCAAGTCATAATACTATTTCAGATATACATTTACACTTATTTGGTACTACAATAGACAAACAAAAACTAAAAAAAATAAAACCGTTCTTTTATTCACCTGCCGAATTAATAAACATTTATATATCATACAAAAACGAAAAAGACTTTCTAAATCGGTTATTGCAAAATAAGAAAATAATTTAATTATTTTTATTTTTACGTTACAAAAATAAATAGTAAATAGTATTAAATACTATTAAATACTAAAATGGTTAAAGAATATGCTAATAAATTAATTGAAAATTTACCAAATAATATTAAAAATGCCGAAACGCCTTTAATTATTGACTTAGTTTTAGATGGGGGTATATTTAACGGAAGCTATCTTTTAGGAGCATTATATTTTTTAAAAGAAATGGAAAAAAACAATTATATTAAAGTTGATAGAATTTCAGGTTGTAGTATCGGGTCTATTGCAGCATTTACTTATTTTATTGATGGACTAGATATTATGCCAAATTTCTATAAAATTGTACATAGTGAATTTAAAAAAACGTATAACTTACAAATTATTAAAGAATTAAAAACATATTTATTGACTGTTATTCCTAATGATATATGTAGTAAGATTAATCATAAGCTTTTTATTTGTTATAATAATATTAAAAAAAACAAAAAAGTTGTTAAGTCTGTATATAAAAATGTAGACGATATAATAAATACTATTATTCGGTCTTGTTATATTCCATACCTTATTGATGGCAATTTATTATATGAAAATAAAGCGATAGATGGCTTAAATCCGTTTGTGTTTCCTATAGATTGTAATAAAAAAATATTATATCTAGACCTATATGGTTATGATAAAATAGCAAATTTATTAAATGTTAAAAACGAAAGTACGAATTATCATCGAATATTATCTGGATTATTAGATATTCATTGTTTCTTTATAAAACAAACAAATACACAAATGTGTAGTTATGTTAATAATTGGTCCTATTATAATATTTCCTTTAACTATTTTAAATTATTATTCGAAAAATTATTTATAATTCTTGTAAAGTTATTTATTACAATTAATAATAATATTTCAAATGAATGGCGTAATGGTATTATAATAAAAATATTAACAAAGATAAGCCAAGATATTTTTATTATAATATTAGAAACATATTGTATTTGAAATAACGAATTAATAGATTTCATTTTTACGGGTTTTTTTACGATACAAATTTAGATATTTAACTGTTTTGGGATTTTTTTGATTATAAATATTTAAAAGTGTATTAGATTGTTTAAGAGTTTTATCTCTTTTAATAGCCTTAACAGTTTTAGATGCTTTAGATGGTTTAAGTGTTTTAGATTGTGTATTAGATGATTTAGACCTTTTAGTTTTTTCAACTGTATCAGAGGTTTCCTTATCCAATATTTTTTTATTCTTTAAATCATCTGGTTTATAATTTAAAAACCATTCACGAAACTCCTCGTCATTTCTATTTTTTTTTAATTCTTTAAATTTCTCTGCTTTTGATGCACGCATCTCTTCAACTGATTCTTGATGGCCATAACACGTAACACTAAATCTTCTCAATAAACCTTTTTGTGCCAACCTGTTTTTTTGTTGAACTTCAAATAAGAATTTTGACATACATAAAATTCTATCCAAAAATTCATTGTAATATGGTCTATCAGCATACAAAAATGCTAAATAAAAACTCAACATTGTATCTATTGTAGCTACCTTTACTTTCTGTCCACCAATATCAATTGTATTATAACTATGACAAGCGATTGGTTTATATATAAATGCAATTGTATCATTGTCTACCTTAATTTCATAATGAAGAGGTATAATTTCTCCAACTGGTTGTCTTTTAATAATTTTGACATCCTTAACAGATATATCTTTTAATCGTTCCTTAATGATATGTGAGGTTGATTCAGGATCATTAGATAAAACATCGAAGTCCGCAAACTTTTGTATTTTTTTCTTAAGATGGGAAGGCATATATTGGGAATATAATGTATTTGCGAATCCTCCAAAAAATACAACTCCTTGATGTATTAATGTATCCTTTACATTTTCATATATTTTATCTTCTTTTGCATTATTGTCCATTTTTCTTTGAAAATCTAATTTATCACAATTTGTACCATTTAATGGATAATTTTTGTTTAATAGTGATAAACGTTTTAACACCTTTTCCCATCTACTAGTATCACCTGCAGGTCTTGATAATTCTAAGTACATTGACATTCTTAAAAAATTAGGAGGTGCATATAAAATTCCCGCAATACGAATTGAATCTTTCTTTAAAGAATTATATATGTCTTTTGGTAAGTGTGTAATATCTGCAACTGGGATATAATTAACAAAAACTTTATATGTTCCGTGATGTTGGCCAGATTTTGCTTCAACATCTGTAAAACCTAATTTATAATATATATTAGCTAATTCTATTGCATCCTGCAGTGCATTTGGAGTAAAAAAATCATAATCTGGAATTTCCACCTCTTTGTTATAAAATTTATCTTGTTCAGGCAAAATGTTGTTAATTGCTGTACCACCATAACATATTAAATTTTTACGCTGAATAAAATCTTCTACAATTTTTATTATTTTTTTTATATCATCTGAATTAACCACACGTTTTGCAATTTTTTTTTCAGCTTTATCAACAGCCATACGCAAAATAGATAATTCACAGTCTGAAAAATTTAAATCTTTACAATTGTTTTCTTGCTTCATATAATAATATAATAAAATTATTATATAAAAATCAAATAATATATATCTAAAAATTAAAACTATAATAATCCTTTGTTACATTACGAGTAGCATATGAATAAGCTGGGTTTTGTGGTGTTGGGTTAGGAATTGTAACGGGGTGATATCTAAGTTCATATGGTTTTAATGCAAATGCATAGCTAGTTCTATCAAAAAATAATGTATTTTCCATCAAAAAATTATCAACATATTGGTAACGCATAGCAATCATCTGACATCCAGCTGACCTACATAAAAGACTACTAGGGTTTGTTGGGTTAACACCATTGTCAGGTAACACAATTGTCATTGCCGTTTTATTGTATTCTGTTAATTCATTTATATCAGGATTATTTTTAACATCATAATAATCATATGCTCTGCAAAAAATCGAATTACTTGTTAAATTTACATATTCTAAAAATTCTTTATTTTCTAAATATGCATTATTAATACGATCAACTATTAAAATTATTTTGTTTTGAAATGATAATAGAGGTAGTCTCCCTAAATTTTTACCGGAATATTCATAACTATATTCCTTACCAAGCATTACAGAATCATAAGATTTAAATAGTGTTGCCATATTAGTGTAGATTTGTTGGTTATTACTTTTAATTCTTAAATGAATTATAATTGGGTCTGTTGGATTAGGACACGTTCCACCAGAAAATGCATAATTCTGAATAGTACTCATCACATCTGAAAAATTCACATAGTTAAATGTTTCTTTAACGTAATAATCATCTATTGTACTAGTAGCAACCACTGGTTTATTACTAATAGAATAAATTTCAAAATCTAAACACCTTACTCCCTGTTTAATAACCGCTTTTAAATTGCATATATCTACAAAATCGTTTTTATAAGACCCACCACTGCACGCATTATAGGCTGTTTTAATGTAATAATCATTCAAATTCTCCCTACAATCAGGGTCACCACTTGAAATCGGTTTAAGATTGCCATCGACCGTTGGATATAATGTATTCATATAGCCACATTCAGCACTTTGTAATCTATTTAAATAAATCATATAACCAATTATCATTAATAAAATTAAAAAAATAAAACCCATAATAATATAACTTTTGAACCTCTCATCCATTTTATTAATAGCGCTTAAATAATCATTTGGTTGACTTGACATACTTAATATATTATAGTATTTTTAATTTAAGAAAAAAGGATAAAAAATTTATATTATGATGAAATAAATAATTAAAAAATTGGTCTATTATATACTAGATATGGCGGGCGGATTAATGCAATTAGTTGCCACTGGACAGCAAAATGTTATATTAAATGGTAATCCTCAAAAAACATTCTGGAAAGCCACATATAAAAATTATACTAATTTTGGTAAACAGAATTTTCGTATAGATTATACTGGTACACCTTCCTTGAGTTTAACAACAGAATCTACATTCAATTTTACCATTAAACGTTATGCGGATCTTTTAATGGATTGTTATGTCTCAGTTTCATTACCTAATATATGGTCACCAATTTTTCCACCTCAAACATATACGAATTCTGATGGTACGACTGGTTATACTGATTGGGCGCCATATGAGTTTCAATGGATAGAAAATCTTGGTGCACAAATTATTGACCGTATAACTATTACTTGTGGTAATCAAAAATTACAAGAATATTCTGGTAGATACATATTAGCATCTGCTCAACGCGATTTTAGCGGACAAAAACTAGCGTTGTTTAATGAAATGATTGGAAATACAGCTGAATTAAACGATCCTGCTAATTTTGGCGCACGTGTAAATGCATATCCAAATGCTTTTTATACAACAAGTCCTGCCGGAGCTCAACCATCAATTCAAGGACAAGTATTATATATACCTTTGGGTGCTTGGTTTAACTTAAATACTGTACAAGCATTTCCTTTAGTATCACTTCAATACAATGAACTTCAAATCAGTGTAACATTTAGACCAGTCAATCAATGGTTTACGATTCGTGATGTTCAGGATTATGTTAATAATTTTCCAGTTGTTGCGCCAAATTTTAATCAATATTATATGCAATTTTATAGATTCTTACAAACGCCACCGGATGAAACACTAGGTTTTACATCTTATACAGATACAAGAACTCAGTGGAATGCGGATATTAACTTAAATTGTACTTATTGTTTTCTCTCTAATGATGAATCAACACTCTTTGCAAAGAACGAACAAAAATATATTTTTAAACAAATATATGAGAAACCATTTTATAATGTTACAGGACAAAATAAAGTGGATTTAGATTCTCTTGGTATGGTTATTAGTTGGATGTTCTATTTTCAGCGAAGTGATGTTAATTTACGAAATCAGTGGTCAAATTATACTAATTGGCCTTATAGTTATATGCCTCAAGATGTAACTCCTGCAACTACAGATGGTGATTATCCAAATCCTTATACTCCTATTATTCCTCCCATACCTTTAACTCTTGGACCTGGTGTTAATCCCAATGGAACATTAAGTGGACTATATGTGAGCGGGGTATATAATCCACAAAATATTCAGTATATTCTTATTGCATTAGGAATACTTTTAGATGGACAGTATAGAGAGAATATTTTACCTGCAGGAGTATTTAATTTTGTGGAAAAATATGTAAGAACTGCAGGCAATGCTCCACAAGGCTTATATTGTTATAATTTTTGTTTAGATACATCTCCTTTTAAAACACAACCATCTGGAGCTATGAATATGAGTCGGTTTACTAATGTCCAATTTGAATTTACAACCATTAGTCCTCCTTTTGACCCATATGCACAAGTATTAACCATTTGCGACCCGAATACAGGAGAATTAGTCGGTATAAATAAACCTACGTGGCGTATTTATGATTATAATTTTAATCTATATTTGATGGAAGAGAGAGTGAATATGGTTATATTTGTAGGTGGTAATGCAGGACTTTTATATGCCACATAATTTTAAAGCATTTTCTTATTTCAAACGCCCATTTTTATATTAATTTACCATTAATGTATATTTTATTATCATAATCACAATAAAAATCAAAACATTTTATTTCATTATCAGTTGAATAAGTCGGAATAATGTTGTTTGATGAAAAAGATAATATACCTATAATAATTTTTGCCTTTAATTTTTGAATATTATTTTTTTTTCTATACTCGTTTAATCCTTTTATTAATATATATTTCACTTCGTTATCTAACCCTTCGTGGTCATCTGAAATATAATTAGCACAATATTTACCATAATATGTCTTATAGTTTTTTCCAACTTTATAAATAAAAGTAATAAATGGCATATACATTATTTATTTA